CAAGTGCTGCAGGCGGCTTCACTTCAGGAACAGGTGCCAGCGGCGGTACGACAGTCGGTTTTGCCTGCGGCAGGATCGAATCGAGTCCAGGTACCAGGCTGGTAAGGTCACCGAGCCCACCCAGGTTCGGGGTTGCCGACTGGGGTGAATTGAACCCGAAGGAAGATCCGGCGATGGTGAGGTTGATGATAGCCGTAGAACCATTATCGGCCTTGGCCTCCAAGCTGACCGGCGTGACCCGGCCAGCGCAGCCGGAAAGCGATGACATGAATACCGCAACTACCAGGCAGAAAACAAACCCAACGAATATTTCGCAAAAATCCTTAAGCATCCTTCACCTCCTTCTTGGCCGCTCTTTTGGCAGCGATACTACTGGTGATTCCGACCTTGGCGCTGGTGGCGAACGTAGCGAACACGTTCAACGCGCCGACACACGACCACAGGGCCGTTGCCATGCCGACCTTCACGCCATCATCCATGGGGATCGAGATCCCGAAAATCTCCAGGATTCCCACGATCAACGTGAGAAGCGAGGAAACTGCGGTGACGGCTGCAGTGTTATTCTTCCACGACTCGGGATTGGCAATAATCTTCCCATGGTCGAGGGCCTTAATCAGTTCATCCGTTTTGACTGCTCTCATGCTTCCCCCGTGAATTCGCGATTGCGCTTGTCGATCAACATCGCGGATCTTACCAGCGTGTTGACCAGTTTAGATCTGGAACCGCCCTGCCGTTTGAGCCAGAGCACAAGCTCCGGATCAAGACGAATGCAGATCCCGATCTTTTTAATCCCCTCGGGTTTCCGTGGGGCTCCCCTTTTTTTGTCGGCCATAGGCTCCTCCAGTTGAATTGACAGTTACCGAAAAAACAATATCTATATTGTATATTGTTTTACAATAATTGTCAACTGTAAAAAACGATTACCCAGAAACTTCCTTCTTCAGCGGGAGCATCCCGTATTTGTTGTTCAGGTACGACTGGGCAAGTTTGCGGAATTCAATCTCAATACTGAACAATCCCCGCTCCACGTGCTCAAGTAACATACCAACCGGCATAACATCCTCACAATAAATCAAGACCAGCTTCTCGCCCGAGCTGTTCTCAATAATCCGGATCTCCCCGCGCACCCTCTCGGTATAGGCGACACCCGTCTCCTCGGGCTTTGTGAAGAAGTCGACAGATAATTCTACCTCCTTCCCCGCCAGGATCATGTCGAGCATAGACTCATTTGCCATTACTGGGGCATCCGGGAGAGGGAATTGGTGCTGACGGCAGATCAAATCAATAGGGTCCTCACAAACTCCTTCCTTCATTTCTTCGTTAATAAACTCGCCATGGTCAACCTGGTGGCCGCAGCACTGGCTATGGTCACCGGTTTTTTTACAGCAATCATCCCCTTTATTACAGGAACAAACGTCCTTCTCCTCATTCATTTTCCGAACCCCCGTAAGAATATTTTTTTGACAATGGCGGCAATCAACCACCCAATTACGACAAACATCACAAGGACAATCACACAAGCCGTCAGGTATAGCGCTGTGATTATCAACGCCATCACCGCTTCGAATATGTTCGACCCCGATAAAATGTTCGTCGTTCCCGATACAGCGCATATCCTCTCTATCAGCATACCCCTCCTTGTTTTATGATGTACTTTTTCGCACTTGAATTCAGATCGCAGTCTTGAAAACCCAAACACTGTTCGGCGGCATAGCGGGCGTAGGCGGCTTCAATGGGGTTGTTGAATGACCCCAGGTTTTTCTGCTGACCATCAACCCTTATCATAGCCTGCCATTTACCACCCCCCTTATTCCAAGAAACCCCCTTAATACCAGAAGAATTATCTCTCCTTGTGCCGCAGTTTCTCAACTGGCACTGTTGGGATGCTTCGCGCAGGTTGTCCCGCCAGTTGTGCCATGGCACACGATCCTTGTGGTCTACGGTGTTCTCTGGCATGTACCCATCGGTGTAGAGAATGGCTAGGCGGTGGGCTTTATAATCACGGCCATTAACCCTAATCACAATATAGCCTTTATCGTTAGGAGTCCCAGCCTCAGCACCAGCCTGAACATTACCCACCGATTCCCTCCATCGAAAAACCCCAGTCTCAGGATTGTAATCCAGCACCTCCTTAAGTCGTTCTTGCGTCAGCATTTCTTTTGCCTCGCGAACCACTCGGTGATCAGTCGCTGTGCGATGTGCTGGATACTATATGCTGCTGTTTCATCGCCAACATTCTTCTCTCCTATCATCTCCAAATTCACTTGCCAGATATGCATACTCTCATGGATAATCAAGCCTATCTGGTTAAGCACCTCAGCCTCTAAAGGAATGCACACAATAGCGTTTAGGCCATCCTCACCATCGATAAAATGGGCACAGCCATCCACTCCTGAGCTGATAAATGGGATGTCATAGTCCATAGCACCTATCTCTTTTAGGCGTTTTTTGAACATCTTCCGAGAAGTACAAAGACAGTAGACCATTTGTGCATAGAGAATACCGTCAGTGAACCACACTTGCTTTTTCATAGGATTCCTCTGTTGAATTTCAATAAAGCACAACTACCCACCATGTCCTCCTCGTCAAGCTCGATCCCTTCGTCGGCTTCACAATAAGCACTACCGCAGGCCCAATCACGGATATCCTGCTCACGGGCGGCTTCTGACGCAGGGAACTTATTGGAGCCCTCAAAATTCGCCCATTCATCCCACTCAACGACCCGCTGCTCCAGGGTCTTACCGTCCGTCCTGGTGATGCCGGTGCCATACTTGCCGATCTGGGCAAGGAGATCATTAAAGAATTTCATCTGAGCGCCTTGTTGGGCCTGGGCCTTGATCCGCTGGTCCTGTTCAAGGAGGATCTGGCCGCGACTCTTCCTTTCCCTGGATAGCTTCTTCTCCTGCCGTAGGATCACCAAGGCGGCGATATACACGATGGCCCCCAGGTAATCACAGATCGCCCGGTCGTCGTCGTCGCAATTCATCGCCTCAAGGACTTTCTTCCTGGCCTGGCCCACATGGAACCCAGGCCCCACTATTCGACCCTCTGTCACGATGGGCTGGTCCAGGAACGGGAGCCCGTTGGCGTGACACTCTTTACCCTTCCCGATCTGAGACTGATCGAGAGCCTGCTGCAGCACCTCTGCCAGCGGTTCGTACCCCGGTTCTACCCGCATATCACCTCCGTTGAATTGAGAGAAAAAATCATCCTCCTGATACTTATACACCACTTGTGAAATAATGCAATATTAGAATTCGATTCTTGCAATTTCCGGATTACCGGCTATACTATGACAAATCAGAGGTGCATAGGGCACCGAAAAACCATTGGAGGATTTATGTACACAGTGAACCCGGAGTACCAGATTCAAGACAGGAGGGGGATGACACTCTCCCGTCGTATCGAGATGTTCGGCAGGACAGCCTATCAATCCTGGGATAAGATGGACGATGACAGCGACCGGCGATTCTGTGAGAAGCACGCCGCGCACCGGTCCACCTTCGAAGGTGCCTGTATGCATCTGCTTGTTTTCTCAGACTATGCCGAGGAAATCTCCTATTTCCTGACGGCGACCGACCGGAAATACCTCATGATCGAGTCCCTGAAGAGCGGGGGCCTGCTGATCACCGGCACCGTTCGCGCCCTGCAGGAGTGGATCAACGGCGACACCGGTATAGGCATGAGGCTGCAGTATTTTCTCCATGAATTCGACCCGCTCCTGTTCCCGAATTTCCCCGGCGACGGATACAGTGTCGAGAAGAGCAGGACTGATGTCATCTCTGTTCCGCCCGCAGCAGTAGTGGATCTATCGGCATACCCTGACAAGCACCTGATGGTCATGGTCAGGTTCGTCGTCAACCGGGCCGTCACCCATGAGCTGGTCCGCCATCGCCCGTGTTCCTTCCTGCAGGAGAGTCAGCGTTATTGCCGGTACAATCAGGAGCGTTTTGGGGAAGGTGTTACCTTTATTAAGCCGACTGCTTTCTATAAAGAAGGAACCCGAGATTATATGCTCTGGGAAAAGGCCATGCGCGGCACCGAGAAGATCTACCTGGAGCTTTTGAAGAGCAGCACGCCACAGGCGGCACGGATCGTCCTGCCGAATTCCTGTAAGACAGAACTGGCTATGTATGCCACAGTAGCCGAATGGCGGCATGTGTTCAAAATGAGAAACAACAAAGCCTGTGATCCATCCATGCAGGAGATCATGAAGCCGTTGGCAAGGGATTTTTTCCAGAACCGGGTACTCTGGGAATAGGTCGAAAGAGACATAGCCCACGAAGAAGTCGAAAACGACTTGAGGGCGAAGAAAAAGGCGGCTTGGTTTGATTCCCGAGCCGCCTTTTTTATTCAATCCAAATTATGGGAAGGCCGAAAACTTCGGTCCTCTTCCTTTTGTCACCTGTGGACCAGTGGCCACTTTGGCCATGCACAAACATGCTCTGGCAGGAAGTCCTTATCCTTCCACCGGATACAGGTATGTTCACACCCGGACTTCGCTTCACTACAGACGCACGATAGATTCTTAATCCTTGGTCGCTCCATCACTTTCTCCCTTTAAAAATCTTGGCAGTATTTTCTAATACCAGAACATCGGCCCAATCAAGGCCATCCTTGTCGGGAATATAAACTGACACCAGAAGGTCGCGGTGCTTTGGCGATGTCATTATCCTGTTTGCCAGAGTGTACGCTGCACGTTGACCAGCGTAATTTTTATCATTGTCGCCGAAGATATAGAGATGAACAACCCCAGGCGGTGGTTCAAATCCAACCAGCAGGGAAGATGTCAGCGTTGCCCAGGTTGGAATACCTGTCTGCTCACTTGCTGCCAACATTGTCTCCACCCCCTCCCCAATCCCGAGCCTGTTGTCTGCAGGGTGTAATCGGATAGCCCCGCCGAGCATCTTTTTCAGGGCAGGTAGAAACCGCTTTGGTTCTTCCAGGTCCATTTTCTTTCCATCTTCCGTGATGAACGTTTCATGAATAGTGATTCCTTGGTTGTCAGGCCCCATAAAAACACCCAACATGGCATGTTCTTTTTTTCTTGTTTCAGTACACCAGCACTGGCTTGTGTAGCGCAGAGATGATGGAATTTTGGTGATGCCACGACCAACCAAATACTTCCATGCCGGATCTCCCGGCTTTACCGGCGCTGAATTGAGAAATAACGCCCGCAGGTTTTCTGGTGATGCCTTCGCCTGAACCGACGATGTACGAATTTCACACTTGTGTATTATTTTACGAACCTCATAAGCAGCCTCTGGGAGGGTGAGGTTGAAGAATTTCATCACCATTCCCCAACCGTCACCACCTCCGCAGTACGTACAGATCCACGACCCGGTTCCTTCCAGGTCATCGAACCGAAATGGCTTTGACTTGCCAGGTTTCTTACACAAGGGGCAGTCAACATGGCGACCATCACCAACATCAATACCGAGGTTGGAAAAAATGTCAACCCAGCGCCCAATACAGTCCGATTTGAGATAATCAAACTGTGACATTGCCCCTCCCCTGTGCGTCGATATATTGCTTCGCACTTGAGCTTGTGTCGCAATCTGGATATCCAAGGCATTGCTCTGCTGCATAGCGGGCGTATGCTGCCTCCAGTAGTGAATCATAATACCCCAGGTGTCTGTGTGAATTGTCAACGCGCATACCCACCTTCCATTTTTTCCCCCGCTGCTGATTAGGGGAAACACCCTTGATTCCCGATGTATTCCTTTTGTTCATTCCGCTGTTCCTGGTTTGGCACTGCCTTGAGGCTTCACGCAGATTCAACCGCCAGTTATGCCAACGCACGCGGTCAATATGATCTACCGTAGTTTCGGGTAGATAACCATCGGTATAGAGGATCGCCAGTCGGTGGGCATAATGATTCTTTCCGTTTATTCTTATCACAACGTATGCACTATTGTCTAAACACCCAGCTATATCACCGACGTTCCTGCCAGATCCGGCCTCTATCCACGTAAAAATCCCAGTTTCTGAATTGTAGTCCAACACCTCCTTAAGCCGTTCCTGTGTAATCACTTACCCTCCTTCTCTTTCCAGGATTCCTTTTCAAGTTCAATCAGATACTCGTACTTGGCGAGGCACCGATCAGAACAAACAGCTGGGATTGTGCCAACAGATATCTGATCGCCACAGATAATACAAGATACCATTTCCGTATGATTTGGCGTGACATTCATCATAGCTCCTCCATTCCTGGGGTTATTGGGTATTCCCGTGGTGCATAATTAAAAACCTTCGTCTTTTTCCAACCACCAGGGGTTTCACGGTAAGGCCCACACTGGGTGATAATGGTGGCGGCATATTTTTTCTGGGTCTTATAAAACCTCTCCACAATTTGCTTATCAGACATTCTTTGTGTAAAAAACTGATCCAATGACGAGTCGGAGTAGGTGACCTCCGGGTATTTCCGCCTAAAAGTGCGGAACCTCGCGGCCCGGTCCTCCGTGGTGCCAAACCGGCGCGGAGCGCAGCTTGGGCAGTGTTTACGGTCACCCTTGCGAATAAGGTGATACAGGTCAACGTCGAACCTAAACCCACAGTGGTCACATTCCGCCCTGACTATACCGTAATGCCCCCCGTGGTTTCCATATGGAATGCGACGGAATGAATTATTGCAGATGTGAATAATCCCAAACTTCATCCCTACGTACTCGGGTTTCAACTTACCATTTTCAATGTATTTTACTTCACCCATCAACGCCTCCTATGATGATACTTTATATTCAAGTGTTTAAGATAATTCATAAACGCCTGATCTGGCTCAACCTCAGTGACATTATCCATCCCTCGCGGCCACTCTTTAAACTTCTCATTATATTTGTGAGAGCACCATCCAGCAGAGTATCCCTTAAACCGAGCCCACCTTTTTAACATACCAAGGAAAATTCTTTTGTCAACAACTGAATCGACTTTACCGATCTCTTTCAAGGTGCCCTCCTTGACCTCGACCTTTTTCCCATGGCGCTTAAGAACAGACCCGCAGTCCGGACAGGTGATCCCTTCCTCTAGAACCCGATTGCAAACCTGGCACTTCAACACGCCCTTCTCCTTTTTCGCCCGCTCCGCCTTTGACCAGACTCGGGCTTTGCCATCGAGCGACCATTCGTGCGGCCACTCCAGAAGCCCATGTTCTTCAAGGCATCCAGCGTGATCGAGGATTATACAGTCGTGCTTGCCGGGGTACAGCCGGGAGCCGCGACCGCCCATCTGGATGAACCGCCCGAGGCTCTTTGTGGGCCTTGCCAGCACTATGCATGAGGCTATGGGGAGATCCGTACCTTCGCAGGCGATCCCGACGTTCACTATTACCTGCAGTTCACCGCCAGTGAACGCATCGAACGCGGCACTCCTGGTTTCGTGATCAGTCTTCGCGTCGATGTGCATTGCCTCGATCCCGTTGTTCCTGAACTGACTCTCCAGGGCAATCGAATGTGCGACGCTGGTGGCGAAAACGATAGTCGAGCGTTCCGGGCAGATCTCAGACCAGTTCTGGTAGATATCACCGACCAGCTTCGGTTTATTGACCCGGCGCTCCAGCTCTCCCAGGTTATAGTCGCCAGCCACAAGCGGAGGCATATTGTCAAGATCGGGTTTACTTGGTGCGAAATAACGGAACGGAACGAGCTTACCCTTGTCGATCAGTTCCTTAATCCCAACCGTAGGGATGATCGCATCGTAGAACTCCCCCAGGCCCCTGCCATCCTGGCGTGTCGGGGTTGCAGTTAGACCGATGACGACTTTCGATTGGTCATAGGCCTTCAGGATCTTCTGGTATGACGGCGAGATAGAGGAGTGAGCCTCGTCCACGAAGATGATATCGGCATCGTGCCACCATCTATTAAGTGTAAGCTCCTCCAGATCCATGCGCCGGGAGTACGTCTGCATCGAAGCGATCTGAATAGCGGCCTCATGGTCGCACGCCTCCCCGGCCATAACGATCCCAGTGGTAAGACCGGTGGACTCGATTGTACGCTGGGCCTGGAAGACCAACTCACGCCTATTTGCGAGGAATAACACCTGCTTATCCTTGTTCCTAGCCAACCCAGTGATCATTGCAGCCATGACAGTCTTGCCGCTTCCGGTCGGAGCTACGATGATAACCCTGCGTTTTCCCGCAGCAATTGCCGCCCTGGCATCAGCGACCGCCTGTCCTTGAAAGTCGTATGGAGTGAACATTTTCCCCCTTTTCCGCACTAAATGCGGTTTTAATGTGAAATCAGGTGGTTATAGGCTATCCAATGAAGAAGTGTAATAGTTTCCGGTACTTTGCGAAACCGTTTTACTTCTTTTATGGTTTGACATGTCAATATGACCCATGCTACAATAACCTCTGTCCTTCGAATAAACGCTTTTGAAAAAAACAGGCTGTTGCTTAGGCTACTGCTTGCACGCCTGCTGCTGCTAACTGATTCATTTCTTCTCTTGGACAGCCGCTGTACAGCTTGGCACCTACTGAAACGCTGCTTACTGAGACGCTGTTGAAGGCGAGCTTAAGGCGAGCCCTGTAGTGAGTTGCTCCAGGTGTTAGGCGTGTTACCAAACGGTAACTGTTACCAAACGGTAACGTCATTGCTGATACTCCCACCAGCCTACCTTGACCCTTCTGAGACTCTTCTGGTCGTCATCACCGAGAGCGTTCCATTCATCGTTGCCGACCCCCATGGCATATCTCTGTGATTTTGGAGTCCTGCGCTGCAGCATGAGGTTTGGGTCGTCCCACTCCAGTGTCTCCAGACGCTTGTACATGGCAGCGATACGGATATTTTTGACATCAGCGATTTCCTGAATTGTCATGGGTCCGACATCGGTCATGAAGGATTTCGGCCAATTGCGTCCTACCCTGATCGGTTTCTCTGTCAGTCTGGTCGGGTTCCTCTCTTCCATGGTGCCTCCTGTGGTGGTTAATAAATGTACTGCCTATAATGGGGGATTATACACCCGGAAAAAAAGATGTCAATATTTTCTTTTATCCTTGCAAAGCTCTTTTTGTGGTGTATAGTAAGAGTTTGAATATGGGTCTGACTGGAGTAGAAAAAGGAGGGAAATATGGTTGGCGCTATTAGAAAACACGGGCTCACCCTTGAAAGGGTTCGTGAACTTCTTGAATACAATGAAGAAACTGGTGATATTATATGGAGGATTCGTGTCACCAGTACGGTCCCAGCTGGCGCTATTGCTGGTGGCCTTAATAATGGGTATATTTCCATAAGTATCGATAATATATCGTATTATGCCCATCATATAGCGTGGTTTTTAAAAACCGGGAAACCGCCAAGCGGGAGAATTGATCACAGAAATGGGAAGAAGAACGATAATAGGTGGAATAATCTTCGCGAGGCAACGCATAGCCAAAATAAAATGAATATGCCAGAGAGGTGTGATAATAGATCTGGATTTAAAGGGGTCACTGTTTCTGGAAAGAAGTTCAAGGCTCAGATTTGTGCCGATGGTGTTATTTATTATCTTGGGCGATTTGATACTCCAGAGCAGGCAAGTGATGCATATAAAAAGAAGTCCCTTGAAATCCATGGTGACTTCTCTTTTTACGCCAGAGATAACCAGGAGGGAATATGAAAGCGCTGACAATGCTGGCTAGAATCGACAGGGGAGAGATAGTTCCCATGAGTCAAAGGAACTGGGACACCGCTATGAAGATCCTTGAGGGGAAACAGGTGTCGGTCAAGATCGGCCCGCGTACCAGGATTCGCAGCGATTTACAGAACAGGTACTTGTGGGGGGGGGCGTATAAAACCTGGGCCGAGGATCAAGGATGGACCGACAAGGAGACTCATGCTTTTTTTGGGGAAAAATTCCTTTCGACAATCATCAAGAAGAGAATTGTTGAGTCCAGTGGGGAGGTTGTGGATGCTGAGTTTATTCATATTCGATCAACAACAGACTTGACAACTGTGGAGTTTATCGAGTATTACAGGAAGATAATCTTCTTTGCGGCTGAACATGGGGTTTATATCTCAGAGCCAAATGAGGAAGAGATGTGGCAACTGATGAAGATGGTTGAAGAAGAGGAAAAACGGAGGAAAGTCTGAGTAAGATCTGTGAGTCTGCAAAAGGGCAACAATGCCAGGTGCGGCTGGAAGGGGTTTGTAACTTCAATTCAGAGACTGTGGTTCTCGCCCATATCAATGGAGCTGGGATGGGTGTTAAGGCTCTTGACTTTCATGGGTCATATTGTTGTTCGGCTTGTCATGCTGTGGTGGATGGTGCGAAGTCTCATCATTCCAGGGAAAGCGTAAAAATTGCCTTCTATGAGGGTGTGATTCGGACCCAATCGTTGTTATACTTTAACGGATTGCTCATAATCCGTTAAGAAAAAAATGTCAGAAGAAAAAAGTGAGAGAACAGTGGAGGATATCCAAAGGGAAGCCCTGAAGAAGCTGGCTGTTCCTTTCCCGGATTCCGCGATCTCGATGCTGCCAAAACCGACATCAGCTCAGACCGATGCGGTGAAAAGGGATTATAAGGCCGGTATTCGGTGTAAGATCTGCGGAGCTTGGCATCATCCGGATGTTATTCACCTTCCTTATGTCGGCCATGCAGCCCTGACGGCCCGGCTCCTTGAGGTCGATCCTCTGTGGGATTGGTGGCCGAAGGCCTGTGGTGCCAATGGCCTGCCGACGTATGACGAAAATGGTGGTCTGTGGATCTATCTCTCTATATGTGGTATGCAGCGCCTTGGATATGGCCATGCCGGTGGTTCAGTCGGTGGTGACAAAACCAAGGAGATCATAGGCGATGCCCTGCGGAATGCTGCAATGAGATTCGGTTGCGCTCTGGATCTGTGGTTCAAGGGAGATCTTCCCGCCAGCACCTTGCCCGACCTTATTCCGGAGTCAACCAATAATGAGGTGCCTGAGCCCATGTTTATCACCCAGGAGCAGGCGGAATTCCTCCATAATATCCTGAAGGACAAGAATAGGACCGAGAGGGAGTTCTGTGCCTATTTTAAAAACGGTGCAACCCTGGCTGAGATCCCCGCTGGCCTTTACCAGAAGGCAGAGATGGCGGTCAAGGCTGCAAAGACGATGCCGAAGAAGTAGTCAATTAAACCCTGGTCTCGGTGACCAGGGTTTTTCTATGGGGAGCGCATATGATTATTATTGACGTTGAGCAAGGAACACCGGGTTGGTTTGCCGCACGCCTGGGGAGGCCGTCAGCGAGTCGTTTTTCTGAGATCTATACCAATACCGGGAAGGAGTCGAAAAGCCGGGAAAGGTACCTTTACGAGTTAGCCGGGGAGCGGATCTCTGGCATGATGGACGTGGGGTACAAAAACGGCTATATGGATCGCGGGAATACTCTGGAGGAGGAGGCCCGCAGCACGTTTGAATTTGTCGAGGGGGTCGAGGTTATAAGGACTGGCTTTTGCCTTGATGACAGCGAGTTATTCGGCTGCTCGCCGGATGGTTTGGTTTATAGCGATGGCATCTTAATGGCTGGGCTAGAAATCAAATGCAAGAATCTCGCACTGCATTGCGAGTGCCTGCTGAAAGATCAGGTTCCAACAACCCATATGGCGCAGATCCAGGGTGGTATGATGGTCACCGGCGCGACAATATGGTATTTTATGTCGTTTTTTCCGGGAGTTGCTCCGTTTATAAAAAAAGTCCATAGGAATGAGACGTATATTACAGGCCTGCGGACCTACTTGCTGTCGTTCTGCAGTGAACTGGATAAGATCGAGAAAATGGTGCGGGGGTATGGAAAATGATCACACAAGAACGGCTTAAAGAAGTTCTGGATTATAACCAGGAAACCGGTATTTTTACGTGGAAGGAGTCGGCAGGGCCTGCCGCAGCCGGTGCGGAGGCTGGGAGTCCTCACGTGAAGGGGTATATTCAGATCGGGATTGACGGCAAGCTCTACAAGGCCCACCGATTGGCCATTCTCTATGCTGACGGTTATATGCCCGAAAACACGGTAGACCATATCGACCGGGTTCCATGGCATAATTGGCGGTTGAACCTGCGTGAGGCCACACAACAGTGCCAGACCAGGAATTGCTGTGTGAATAAGAACAACACATCGGGAATAAAAGGGGTTTCTTGGTACAAAGCGGCTGGCAAGTGGCGTGCCGATATCATGGTTGATAGAAGGCAGAAACACCTGGGCTTATTCGGAAATCTCTTCGAAGCGGCTTGCGCTCGTTATGCAGCCGAACAGTGTTTGGGGTTCCAAGATTGTGATGTAAACTCCAGTGCAAGGAAGTATATAAAAGAACCTGGGAGAACTGTGTAATGACAAAAAGCCAATGGACTCAGCTTCTTAAGATTCAACATGAATTTAACAAGAGGGGGGAGATATATTCTCGGAAAAAGATCCAGGAGACTATGCGTGTATCGCACTCGACAGCCAGGGAGTGGGATTCTTTCCTGAAGCACAAGGGGGTTATTTCTGGCATGGACGTTGAGCGGGTTTTTGATGGTGAGAGGGTGGGGGTTTTGGCGGATATACATATACCCTATCATGATAATGTGGCGCTTGAAACGGCGTTATCATATCTGGACGAATTCAAGCCCAACACTATCGTACTACTAGGCGATATGCTTGATTTTTATAAAGTGTCAAGGTTTACGAAGAAAATCGGCAGGCATAGCGTGGGGGGTGAGCTACGTCAGGGGAGAATGTTTTTGCAGAACCTTCGGTATCGTTTTCCAGGCGCTAAAATTATATACCTGGAAGGCAACCACGAAAATCGGCTGGAGCGGTATATCCTGGAGAATGCCGCAGAAATTGCTGATCTAATGGAGGATCTGCTAATTTCAAAACTCGGGCTGGTGGAGTCATGTGTGGAATATCGTGCCGACTTCTTCTCCATTGGCAAGCTGTTCTATCTCCACGGCCATGAGAAGGCTGGTGGTGGCAATGCTGAGCACATCTGTAATGTTGTCTTCCGCCAAACTCTTGATCATACTATTTTTGGTCATCACCATCGCCAGCAGGAGAAGGTGTTTAAGCGGATCGACGGAGGAACCTTATGGACTGGTGGTGTCGGCTATCTCGCAGGGCCGATGGAGTATGCCCCACTAAATCAATGGTCGCAAGGTTTTGCAACCATCGTATATCAGGGCAATGGTCACTTCAAGGCCAGGCTCCATAAAATACAAAATGGGATAATCTATTAGATTGCTTTTTATGCTTGACTCCCCTGTAAAAAGTGGTAGAGTAAATGGTAATACAAAAGGAGCGAGATATGACACGACAAGAATTTCTGCTTTCCACGCTGCGCCGGTTCTGTGACACCTCTCTGGAGATCAGGATGCGGAAGACACATCGCCCGGTCACCATGAGCTATCACGGGCTGACAATCGGCCTGCACTTCGGGCCATCCATGAATTATGATATCACAATTTGGGTTGAGAATGAGGAAGTCGTCTCAACCACAGTGCCCATCATGAAACGGGCTATCTCAAAAGGCTGGACGATCAAATAGGGTGAGATATGGCTGAAGACAAAGCATTGGTGGTTCAGGGGCACAGGGAAGGGGATGTCGTTTTTGTCAGCGGTCGTCGGTTGAATTTTGTCACTGGTGAGGGGGTCGATCTGCTGATTGAGAGGATTCGGCAGATGGCAACCCTGGTTCCTGATCTCTCTACTGGTAAGACCCGGCAGGAGATCGCCAGTATGTCCGGCAAGGTTTCATCTTCGAAGGTCATCCTGGAGAAGATCGGGAAGTCGTTGGTTGATGAGGAAAAGAAGCTGATTGAGGACCGGTTGCACCGTATTGAATGGATCAATGGTAGCCGTGCCAAGATCAAGACAGAGCTTGATGCCCTGCGCGACGAGGTCCGGGCTCCGCTGACTCAGTGGGAAAAGGACCAGGCTGCAGAAAAGGCCAGGATAGCCCTGGAGATCAAGATCGAGGACGACCATACCCAGGCCCTCATTGACAACGAAGTGTTTGACCAGCGCCTGGAATTGACCCAGCGTGAGGCAGCAATCAAGAAGCAGGAGGAAGAGCTGGCTATCCAGCAGAAGGCCCAGAAGATCGCCCAGGAGATGGTTATCGAAGTGGCCCGTAAGGCCCCGAAACCCAAGTCCGAGTCAGCGGCAATGCACGGCGACTTCAATCCCAACCCTGGCGGGGTAAGTTATCCGGTAGATCCGCCAGCCCTCGACAAGGACGATCAGGTGCTGAATGATATTCTGCATGACCTTAAGGCCATTGGTCTGAGTACCTTCCTGGCGGTTGGTGTCATTGTTGCACTGGAGCGCGGCGAGATCCGTCACCTGACAATCGATAGGGGTGACGAGTGGTAGATCTCCAGATCGATACAATCAAAAAGAAGGTCGCGGCCAAGGTGAGAAAGGATTTCGACCGAATGTGGCGAGAGGATTGGAAGATGTTAATGCGTTTTCATGGCTACAAAGGAAAGGGAAATGATTACAAAGCCCGTTTATAGGTATGGCAACTTGGAGGCCGGGCAGTTATCGCGCCTGTGCCGGTCGGAGGATGTCTACGTTCCGTCGTCGGATGACTATACGGACGCACGCTACGTTCAGCGGTTCATTGATAACTGCCTGTCGTCTCCGTCGATCTGGATCATGGGACGCGATCCGAGGCATGAGGCCTACATCATGAGCCCGTTGCACAACCTCACAACGTGGATCTGTCATGTGGCTGTCCGTAAGGATCATCGTGGGCCTGCCACTCTGCGGGCTGCGGCGGCGGCTGGCGCTATGGTATTCCGGAACACGCCTTGCAGGGCAGTCCTGGCGTTCATCCCGGTCGAGAACCGGATAGCTCAGTTCTTCACGATTCAGCTTGGGTTCCATCGTATTGGCACCACTCTTGGCACGCACAAGAAGGGCGGCGCGTTCAGGTCAGAGGTTATCTTCGAACTGACCTTGGACGACTACAATAAAAAATGGGGTAAAGAGGTAGGTTATGTCATCTTCGGAAATCGCCCTGGTAAGCGGTAGAGAGTATAACGTGAGCCATAATGGTGTGACCTGGGTTAAGAGGGTTTTTCTTTACACAACCTCACTTGGGCTTTATGTCTGTCAGACGAAAATGGGCTGGGATAATGGTGATCTCCCTTCACTGTGTAGGTCGTTCATGTATATCAAGGAGACTTATGGCCATTAAGATGATTCTCTGGAGTGAGGTTGGTAATGGACATCGGCATGTAAGAAAGAATCGTGCCATCGTGGAAATCGAAGGTTTTGAGCAATTAGAACTTGACGAAACCTTTATCGCCATGGTAAAACAGGAACTGCAAAAAGCGTTCGGCACGATAATGAACGACGACCTGATCCATGTTGTGCGGTGCAATAATCCGCCACCTACGAAAGGAGCCTTGCGATGAGAGGTGATTACGAACAAGACCTGAAGGCGATCATCCTTGACAGGGACGCAGAAGTCGGTAGGCTTCGTAAAGAGCTGGCCGCTGTCGAGAAGATCCTCTACCGGCTGGCCCGCCTGGCCCGGAACACGGATGGCCTTTTCCCGACAACGAAGGCAAAGGAGGTCGCCCATGAATTGCTGGCGCTTCGTCTGCTCGACTGTGCCAGGTACGACCGGGAGATTATCGCGACCCAAAAGGGGGGGGGTCGGGTGAAGGCGCTCAGGCGCAAACAGGAAGGATATCCGCAGCTGTCGCTGCCATATCCTGAGTGTGGTAGGATCGTGGCCCGTGAGCCGTCCGATTCGCCATGGAAGTGGGACTATATTGCGGGGGAAGCAGAATGATACCTGAATGTGTAGTGGATTTTCTTTTCAACGTGCTTCTGGTGAATCTGGTGGGGATCGGGATCGCTCTTGGGACGACCATTGAAGAGATCCTGTCTGAGGATAGTGGGTGGGAGTCTCTGTGGGTTCTCCTGCTGACGGTAATTTTTTGGCCAATCACGATCGGTATTGCATTGGCGAGGAGGTGTAAATGAACTTGGGAGATAAGGTGAAGGTAAGTAATCTATTGGTAGAGGATGCGGAGCTATCGGTAGGCATCTGGAGATATCTCTATACCCGTGACAGCGGGGCAAGGAGAATCGTATGCCAGATGAATAAGGAATACAGGGATAATACGCTGGCGGGGATCGATGTGTTCAAGTTCGCAGTGATCGTTGTTGGTCCTGTTGCGTTCCTGAAAAAGGCCAGTGACATCTGTCTCTGGCTCGAAGAGAATGGTTACACTCCGTCAATTACTGGTGTGTGGAGAAATGCCCAGACGGGGGGGCAGTTCGGTCGGGATATCTTCTTCCTGGCTGGCAAGCAAATACCGGAAGCGGATATCCCGCTTTACCCGGTGGACCTAATCACGTTCGTGTGAGGAGAGAGAGATGATTACAGTGTCATGGTTTAGCGCTGGTGTGTCTTCTGCTGTGGCAACAAAGCTGATGATTGGGCGGGTTGACAGAGTTATTTATACTCATATTGATGACCAACATCCCGATACTTTGAGATTTGTTGCTGACTGCGAGGCGTGGTTCGGAAGGCCTATCGAGATCCTACAGTCCCCTTACAAGAATGTCGAGAACGCCTGCAGGATGTCTGGTGGTCGTGGTTATATTAACGGGCCGGGCGGCGCGGCCTGTACCAAATTTCTGAAGCGACGAGTCAGAAAAGAGTGGGAGATGGGCCAGACAGAACAATTAAGGTATGTGTGGGGTATGGATTTCAAAGAGAGGGGTCGCTGTGACCGGATAAGGGGGGGGATGTCCCAGCAAGAGCACGTTTTTCCACTGGTAGAGCGGGAGTTGAGCAAGGAAGACGCCCACAAGATCCTGAAAGCCAGCGGAATAGTGAGGCCGAAGATGTACGAGTTGGGATATCGGAACAATAACTGCATTGGCTGTGTGAAAGGAGGCATGGGATATTGGAATCACATCCGTAGGGATTTCCCGGCAGTATTTGAGGCTCGGGCAAGAATGGAGCGAGTGATTCGGGCCACCTGTATCAAGGGTGTATATCTGGATGAGTTAGATCCAGAAAGGGGGCGCAATGAACCTCCAATTATTGGAGATTGTGGTATTTTGTGTGAGTTTTTGGGGCTTTAGTAATATAAGACAAAAAAAGGAGTGAGTTATGATCAATAAAGTAATCTTGTTGGGAAACCTTGGTGCAGATCCGGAAATCCAGTACACTGCAGGCGGTACTGCAGTCGCAACCCTGCGGGTGGCAACAACCGAGCAGTGGAAGGATAAGGACGGCGAGAAAAAAGAGCACACCGAATGGCACCGCGTGATCGTGTGGGGCCGACTCGGTGAGATCTGCGGCGAGATCCTGGAGAAGGGGTCCAAGGTTTATATCGAGGGCAAGAACCAGACCCGCGAGTGGACCGACCAGAATGATGTGAAGAAATACACCACAGAGGTTGTCGCCAAAGAGATGAAGGCCCTGTCGCGCAGGCGGTAAGATGGTGGATCTCGGCACAATCCTGGTGGGTCTTCTCCGGATGATTCATTTCCCGAGCCACCCCCAGGTATGAATGGAACCGGCGAAGATGTTCCATTCTAGATTCCAGAAACCGAGAAGAGGTGAGTCGATGATCACACAGAAACGGCTTAATGAGGTATTGGATTACAACCCGGAAACTGGGATTTTTGTGTGGATCGAATCACCGGGAGGAAACGCTCCAGCTGGTTCGGAGGCTGGTTGTTTCGATACTCATGGGTATATTGTTATTCGGGTTGACGGTGTACTGTATAAGGCCCATCGGCTGGCCATTCTTTATGTGGATGGCTATCTACCTGAAAACACCGTCGACCATGTCGACAGAGTCCCATGGCACAATTGGCGATCCAATCTGCGCGAGGCCTCTATGCAATGCCAGGGGCGGAATTGCAGCATGATGAAAAATAACCGCTCTGGCGTGAAAGGGGTGGCGTGGGATGGTTTTAATGCTGGGTGGAAGGCTTATATCACGGTTGATGGCAAGCATAAGCACCTTGGGAGGTTTGATACCCTTCTCGACGCCGCATATACCCGGTTCGCAGCAGAACAGTGTCTCGGTTTCCAGGACTGCGATGCCAACTCAAGCGCATTGGCTTTTATCCGTGTAAGCCTTAATAATGGGAGGTGACAGATGATCGAAAGGTTAACCGCAAAATGGCACGATGCTCCTGTAAAAGCCGTGCCGGTTGTCGATGGAGAGTTGGTTCGGTACGAGGATTATCTTTTCCTTTGGAAAGCTCTTTTTAATATACATCAGGTTTTAAAATTCGTGACGACTGATCTACCACTGGAGCCAAACGAGAAGGGCATGGTCAAGAGAGCCCTGATCCGTGGTAAAAAAACTCTGGATCTCAGGGAGGGGCCGGATTGTGAAGAACCTGAAGTCTAACCTGGGAAAATTGATGCGGGCTCGAGCGGATAAGGATAAACTGCCAGCCGACCACCTTCTCCGTACGCTGGCTGATCGTTTCGACCTTGACCTGAACGGATACATGGCCCAGGAGAGAACATGCACTCCGGGGCAATTCTTATCATCATGGGCTAAGGCTAGACGAGCGTGGTGCGCGTATTCCGGTGAGCAGTTGATTGATGTCCGTATGCGTGATTTGATCGCGAAGGAGAAATGAATGATTACCCGGGAGCGGCTTAAGGAGGTACTGGACTATAATGCAGAGACTGGGGTTTTCCGGTGGAGGGTGCCATCTGGGAATTCATCTGCCGGTTCTGAGGCTGGGAGTTCTGACGGTAAGGAAGGGTATATTCTCATTGGGATCGACGGCAGGCTCTACAGGGCTCACCGTCTCGCTATTCTTTATACTGACGGCTATCTACCAGAAAACACTGTTGATCATAGGGATAGGATTCCGTGGCACAACTGGCGAGACAACCTCCGCGAGGCATCCTATCAGTGCCAGATGAGAAACTGCGGGATGCTGAAGAATAATACCTCCGGGGTAAAAGGCGTATGTTGGAACAAAATGGCAGGTAAGTGGAAGGCCCGGATAACGGTTAACGGGAGGGAGAAAAACCTTGGTTATTATGATTCTCTCTTGGATGCCGCTTTCGTCCGGTTCGCTGCAGAGCAGTGCTTGGGGTTTCAAGACTGCGACGCCAACTCAAGTGCGAAAATGTATATCGACGGGGAGGTAAGGTATGAAGGTAAAAAATAAACCACCTGCACCAGTCCCAAAAAGACCGCCAGAGCCAGACCGGATCATCTGCTTCTGGTGTAGAACGCGGAGTCAGATGATTGGCAAGGATCTACCGGCAGGTTGGCGCTACGTGGAACGGCAGGACGAGCTGCATCCTGGGGAACAGGCCAGGTACTTTTGCTGCGGAGGTGAGAAATGCGGACAGTAACGAGCGAGATTAGCGCCTGCAAACAGGTGATCGAGTTGTGGTCCCTGGTTAGAGATCTTGATGTCCTGGGTGCGTACAGTGGGTTTGAGCTGAAGACCCAGGCCAGCGGTATACTTGGCATGGACCATTATATCGCCAGCTGCCCGTGCTGTGAATTCGACACAAAGGACTGTGAAGGATGTCCTATGCATGGGTTCTGGCGTGGCGATGGAATAGCCGATGGCGAGTGCCTGGGTGGTATTTTTGGAGCCTGGCAGAGGGCAAGGTTGTACGGGGAAAGGGTGGCTGCTGCCCAGGAGTTGGTAGAAGCAGCAAGAGAGGCGCTGGCCTATTGGCAGGCCATGCGCGAAATGAACCAACAGTAGGAGGGTGTATGACGCGGAACGAATTGCTGGAGATTTTGGAGTAGGTTGCGGATGGGGGTATGGAAGTGGAAGAGGCATTGGAGCATATTGAGGATGCCTTTGAATTGGATCTCGATGAATAGACGATAAGAAAGGAAGTAGTATAGCAGGAAAAAGGCCCGTGCTGGGATCTAACCGGCACGGGCCTTTTTGTTATTCGACGCGCCCTTTGGCGAGATTCATGTGAACGGTTTTCTGTACAACCGAGGCTTCCCCGGAGCGGTGGAACCAGACGATACTGTAGTCGTTGAATTCCCCGAGCTTCATTGCGAAGATGGAATTCCACAAGATCCTCGTTGACCTGTACGGTACAAGCGTTCTTTCAATATAATTCATCTCACACCTCAAGGAATTGCAGCCAGGTTATTTTTTGAAGATGAAAGGGAATCCTCCACCTCCGATCAGCATCCCCAGGACCAGCCCGAGGGAGGCCAGCTTCTCCGTCACCAGATCCAGTTCGGCCGGATCTCCAGGTGTCTGGAAATTCGTGTTGGGGATACGCTGGTAGAATGTCTCCATCCCGACGAAGGCCTGGACATGCGGCAGCAGCCGGATCGGCACCAGGCCGTTCGACAGCTCGCTACACAGGTCTTTCAGGTGCTCGGGCTTCATGCTCCTCGCCTCAAAGGCTGGTGGTCGTCTTACCGGCAGATCGATCATTATCTCCCCCTTAAGGCTGTGTCAATCTTCAGCCAGTAGGTGTTTCCCTGCGGTGTCCATGACCAGAGGAAGCACGCGGCGAGATCTTGATTGGGATTGAACCTGTAGTTGCTCTTTCGTGTTTGTACCGGCAGAACATGCAGCAGGTAGTTTGCCGCGTCACAGTCGATCTTCTTAACGCGGTCGATCAGCAGTTGATACCCACGATAGTCTCTCATATAATCTCCACGTAGATTATGAGGGTTTCACTTCCATCCTCGTTTACGACTTTGCAGGGCGGGAGCATCTCGCATAGGGTGACGCTCCCCTTTCCGGCGCATCTGTCACATGAACCAGGGCACGCCGGAATTGCCTTGCGGTAGCGTGCTCCGTTTACTTCGATAATCTCATTCATCCTTCACCTACCGGAAAATCCAATGCACGTTATCGTCGCCCTTCGTGTAACAGAGCCCGAGGGACTGGCACAGGGTGTCATCTTTATTCCCCGCACAGCCGTTGCACATCTCGTAGATGTCCATGGTTTTGATGACGCGGGAGATCATGTCGTCGTTGTCAAGGACGACTGCCTTATACTTCTTTCCGCCTACTTCTACGATGTCGCCGTTGTTCATAGATCCTCCGTTATTCAACTACGTAATAGTCGCCGCCGTCTTTCGTCCAGCCGTCGTGCAGCATGGCCTGGTCACCGGACACCTGTTTCAGCGTTCCAATGGCTTCCAGAGTGCCGCCATCCAGGAAGAGAAGGTTCGCGGTCCTCTTGCCATTCTTGGGCCGGTTCAGGATCAGGATCGATTCCTGGTTGTGCTTCCGACAGAGGGCCGTGACGCAGGCGCTTGTGGTCCCTCCCCAGAGCGCCACATAACTGGTTTCCTGCTGGCCCTTATAGGAGCCGGTGACCTTCTTGGTTGTGGAGCCGATCTGCTTCTCGACATACTCCTGCTCCTTCTTGCCGAGCTGGGTGTTGACGGCGAAGATGGCCAGGGCCGATTGTGACTTCAAGAATCTTTTCATACCAGCGCCTCCTGCAGGGAGCCTGCGTGATGTTTGACCCAGCTGCCGATCTCATGCCGGGCGAGTGGTTTTGATTCTCTCCCATCCGGCAGGATGACACGGAATACCCTGCCGTAGGAGGCTTTTCTGTTCAACTTAATGACTCGGTATGTTTTCATTCAGATCCCCGAGTTGAAGGCTTTGCGAAGACCGGCAAACCGGAATTGAACGAGGCCGTGCTCATTCGAATCCTTATTCATTGGCTTGCCATCCCACGGTGAGGAAAAGTCATTGATGATGAAATCCTTACCTGCGTTCCAATCCTCAAGGACTGCTGCTTTGCTTTTGTAGTCGCGCCCGTAGGCCGGTGTCAAGGTAATCATAGCTATTCTCCTTTTTGTTTGATGGTTGTTTGATAAGAGTGCCGGTCTTTCCCGGCTGCCAGGCCCTGTTACTCAACAGGTAAACGCGTTAATAGCGGAGGATTCGCACCCCTTTTGCTACCAAGTTTCGCCACATAGCAGAATCGAACTGCACACCTCTTTGGCTTGACTGCCCACGACCGAGCCCCTTGAGGCCCGGCTATTGGAGGTCAAAAACCTTTCAGGATTTCTGCCAGAGGCCCGTTATACAGGGCCACCAGGCGCTTCGGGTGTTTCTTGGCCATGCGGACAGCCAAGACCATCATGAACCGGCCAGTTTCAAAGCCAACACCGTGGCCTGCGTCAGTCCACATCGTCATCACCATAAGCATCATACCGGACCCTCCCCAAGAATTCTTGTGAGCCTGATGAACTGTTTCAGGGTGGTTCTACGAAGCGCACAGTGCATCATCCACTCGTAGAGCCCGTTCCCTGACTTTCCAGCTCTCTCCCATTGCCAGATCATCATTGCGAATGTCATAACACTCCTGTTATTTTCCCCGCGATTAAAATAACGGCACCGTAGGCCCCCATGGCCCAGGCCGCTATCCTGATGATTTTGAAAACCTCTTTCTCTTCCATTATCACCTCCTGATCAGATCGCAGCCGATATAGGCCTCTGCCACGTGAACGTATTCCCTCCCCATGTTCCAGACCAGGCCGGTGTCGATAAGCATCTGGAATAGGGTGGTGATTTCATCTTCGTCCATCATACCATTTTCGTAGTATGATATCAATGTCGTGAGTTCTTTTTCGATTTTGCTTTCCATACTGGTTCCTCCATTTTTTCGAATACCGCTTCACCATTGCTGAAATGACCGATCAGCCGATAGCGTCCGAAGACCTTGACGAAGTTGTTTTCAACCCGCTCCATGAATTTCACCGCCATGGGGGTGTTGGTTCCGCCCTTGGGGATCATCCAGATCGAGATCTGTCCGCAATACTCGCTCATGCCGACCCAGCAGAGTTTGTTATAGGCCAGTGCATGATACTCCCGGCCAATCCAGCGGTCGGTCTTAATGAACGACGGCCAGCGGCTCAGGACTTCAGCCTGGATGAATTCGCGAAGGTCGTCAAACCGGTCGCTGATATTGTCACAGGCATCTTCGTCATCCCAGTCATCCCAGATCTGAAAGGCTACCAGGCTATCCATTGGATACGCTACGCTTCTTGACATATCTCTACCTCCTTGAGGTTGTTGAAAAAATCTTCCGCGATAATCTTCTGAGATTCCTGCGGTAGGTTTAACCGCCCATGACAAGGCCCCTTGAGGCCCTGCCATTGAATGTTAAGACCGTGCTGCCATTTCCTTAATGCGACGGAATGCGATGTTCCAGGTGGAGCCCATACCGTAGAAGGATGGCCCGGACCCGGAGATCTCGGGGTGAGCCCAGCAGATAACCTGGACCCCTTCCTTGCTGACCTTGGTATCGTAATAGACCTGATAGCCAGGAAACTCGATCTCCATGGATACAAACCGTGCGATCTCGATGCTGGTCTTACTTCTCAGATAGGTTCTCATGATATGCTCCTCAAGATGAATGGGCGGTCCCAGGTCCGTGTCCCTGGGATCTCCTGCCGGTCATCCGCGTCTGCAGTCGCTCGGGCCGGTCGGCGCATTACCGATTATGCTGCCGCCCATAGGGTTATTAAAAAATGAAACCGTTACGCCTCAAAACCTCCAGCAGATCGCCACTGAATTTGTCGGCCTCTTTTGCGCTGTACATGCTGAATTCGATATGTCCGCTATAATGATTCAGAACAACGTCATAAACTTTTGAATTATCGCTAAGTACAACCTCTTTTACCGTTACGTTTGTTTGCTGGTCCATGGTGTGTCTCCAGTGTGAGTGTTTCGGCCATATGGCCTTATCAATGCTTGTACAGATCAAGCAGACACTCGGGTTTGTTTGGCGAAGGGGCCTGATTGCCTGCTCCGCCTTTAGGGTTCTCGATTAACCTCCCCCTTTGCTTCCGGCCCCTCTCCGGGTTATTCTGTGGTGATGTCTAAATCGTAATTCTTTTAATCGGGATAGTCAAGGCCTATTTTGTAATATTTTTAATATCGAGTGAAATCGGTGGAGTATGGTTGCATAAAAAGAATTGATGCTTTATATTAGTAAACATGCGACCAGGAGTCTCCATAATAGTATGGGGCGGGCCTGGCGATTGGCTCTTTTTGGGTGAAAATCATGGAGGCGAACAAAAAAGGATTACAAGTTTATTTGGGAGTTCGGTTGCTTAAGCATTTGATCAACAACCACCCGGCTGTTGGAGAAATGGGCATGGCGGTGGAGGTCAATGACTGGGATGCATTTTTTTCCGATATAGCTAAAGCCCTGTGGACAGTGACAAAAGACGCTGACTCTCCCATGCATCGCGCCATCCATGATGCCGTCCTTTTGGCCCTTGACAATTCCAAACACGCCTCAATGGTCGAAAACAACAATGATATCCTTGACTTGGTCGATTTTATGGAGCAGAACGCATGACCGGTGTCATCCATGAGTTGAAGAAGTTGTTTGTTAGGAGCCCCGGCTGGTGGAAGGTCCGCAAGGCTAGGATCAAGGGAGATGGAAATAAGTGTCAGGCGTGTGGTCGGACCCGGAACCTGCAGGTCCATCATGTCCTCCCGGTCCACCTGTTCCCCTGGCTGGAGCTGGCTATCACCAACCTGATCACGCTCTGTGGTCCCTGCCACCTCCTGTTCGGTCATCTCAATCATTGGAAAGCATATAATCCGAACGTCCGAGCACTCGCCCGGCATATACGAGCTATGATCCTTAACCGCTGGGATAAGCTCAAAACCATGGAATCAGAGGCTGACCAGGAGAAGCAATGGCAAAAGTAACGATCACCGTAGAGGATTGCGTAGGGGAAGAACTGGTTAAGGTCCGGATCGAGTACGACCCACCGATTCCCGGTGCTGTAGCTGCTGCTGACCTCACTTGCGCTCAATTACTCGGGCTGCAGTTCATGCAGGATTATGGTATCCAACCTCAGAAAACCACGGTGCAATGATAAACAAGCTCTGCTACCAGTGTGTACATTGTGAATTTTCAAGGTGCAAAAGACCTGGCGGGGAGGCCGTTGAACTGGTTAATGGCTGGCACACATATCCATTGTGCGAAGTTGAGCGGGAATTCGGTTTTTTTCTCACTCGCATTACTGGAAGATGCGGCCAAGAAGGACGGTATTACGACTTCAAAGGAGATCACTGATGCTTGATATCTACGATGACAGAAAAACTGGTACGCTGGTACGCTGGCTGTGTGAAGCAGAGCACACCAATACCGGCGATAAACTCGTTATATACTGCTATCAGAACGATCCTGCCGACGTTAAGGCCATGGACGCATCAGATTTCCACCGGCAGTATCAATTAAAATCACAGCGGAGGGGATTATGAAAATTCTCTCTGGTGACTATGGAAGGATAGGCTGGCGCTGTCCAGATCATGAAGACGGAGGTCGTGTGATGCAATTTCGCGACTTCTGCAAGCTGGAATTCGTCAAGGGCCGTTTATGGGTTGATGATGAGCCATTCAACGCTGGTCGGATGCATTCAACAAGCCCAGAGATGTTTATCAACCTGTTTGTTAACGAGAAGCACATTAAGGATTGGTAATGAGAAAACTCAGATTACATTATACCTGTTGTGATAGTGAAGGGAGACATTCACACCGTTTCTATTGGACAGCTGCACTATGTGGAAAACTGCAGTACCTACGTGACCGGGTTGTGTTCTGCTGGGGGGAGTAAAATGAAAGGCAAAGGTATTCAGGTTACGAATAAGGCCTATCGTGATGGCTGGGACAGGACATTTAAGAAAGACAGTGAGATCCCTTCTCTCTTGGATAGCGCATTCGAACCAGATGAAACAATAGTCGAGGTATTCAAATTCTCCGAAGACACTGAGATGGAGGGCTGGCCTGATCAGCTGGTATCATCCGCAGGCCTACATGACGATTATATCGCCAGGTGCATATTCAGTACTCAGGATGAGAGGAAATAACGATGGCGGGAGCAAGACACGACTGGCAGCTTCTTGATGAGGATTGGAGGAGGAACGAGAAATCCCTGCAACAGATGGTCGATGACTATTTCAAGAAGACCGGGAAGAAGTTATCAAGACCAGCTATATTGAAACACTATAAGGATCAACCACGCGACCTTGGGAAGAAAATTGCAGCAGCGACTGAACGTAAGGTCGTTGAGGCACAGCGTAAGTTATCAAATGTCGAGTCTCGGTTAACAGCAGCCCGTCGTAAGGCAACAGACAAGGAAATTATCGAGGCTCGATCTGACGTAATTGCCCGAATTCGCACGGAACAAGAGGATGAAGCAACAGACAACAGGCGCTTCATTGCCGATGTTCTGGCCGAGCTGAAGAAGGCATATCATCATCCCGAGAAGCTGGTCGAACTGGTGTCGATGGTGAACGCCGAGCATCCCGACTGGGTACTGACGACCAGGCAATTTGAGAAGCTGATCAGCCTGGGTGAGATGGTGGACATCCTCAAGAAGCTCCTGGAGTTGTGGATCAAGTTGGCCGAGGCCGAGGCAAGGATCTACGGTATTGATAAGGCCGATAGCGAGAAGGGAGTCTGGATGGTCAAGTTTGACGAGGATGATATGGCCTTATGACCAAGAGTTACGACTCCCAGTTTGCCAACAACCCGGACTTCAAGCTGACCCCCAAGCAGGTTGAAGCGAGGAGGCTGCTCGGTTCCGGTGCAACAGATATCCTGCTGTATGGTGGAGCCAGGTCGGCCAAGACCTTCCTTATATGCAGGACCATTGCTGTCAGGGCGATGAAGGCCCCGTTCTCCCGGCACGCGATCATGCGCTACCGGTTCAACCATGTCAAGCAGTCAATCATCCTGGACACATGGCCGAAGATGATGCGGCTCTGCTTCCCCGGTGTATCCTGCCATATCGACAAGTCCGACTGGTACGCGCAGTTCCCGAATGGAGCACAGGTATGGTTTGGCGGGCTCGATGAGGGTGAGCGCCTGGAAAAGCTCCTGGGTATGGAGTATGTGACCATCTTCCTCAATGAGTGCAGCCAGATATCCTTCCAGGCCCGTGAGACGATGGTCACCCGGCTTGCACAGAAGGTTTACATGGAGGGCAACGGTAAGCAGCTGCAATTGCTGGCACCTCGCATGTATTACGACGAGAACCCACCTTCGAAGGGCCACTGGTCTTACAAGATGTTCATCCAGAAGATGAAGGCTGACAAGCGGGAAACACTTGCACATCCGGAGCGTTACGCCGTCATGCAGATGAACCCGAAAGACAACCTGGCCAATCTGTCGCCCGACTTCATGGAGAAGCTGGATGCCATGACAGCCAGGATGCGCCTGCGGTTCAGGGATGGTGTGTTCAGTGAGATCGTAGAGAACCAGCTGTTCGATGATGTGAAGATCGAGACATACCGGGTTGTTAATGACATCGATGTACCCGACATGGTCAGGATCGTAGTGGCTGTCGACCCTTCAGGATCTGGAGATGAGGAGAACGCCAAGAACGACGAGATAGGGATCATGGTAGCCGGGCTCGGGATCGATGGACTTGGCTATCTCCTGGCCGACTGTACCGTTAAGGCAGGGCCTGCTACCTGGGGCAAGGTTGCCACTGATTCGTTCGAACGGTTCGAAGCCAATACCATCGTAGCCGAACAGAACTTCGGTGGCGCTATGGTCGAACGCGTGATCCAGGTCACCCGGCCCAG